ATCAATGGCAGTTAAAATAAATGAGGGCATTGGTATAACCAAATGAACCCTCATATAATAGCAAATTTTTAAATGTTTGTCAAGTCTTTGGATATGCTGATTTCGTACTCTTGATACCATTATACCATATTCCTGTTTTTGCGGTATCTCCAAACTTACCATCATCTATGTCATGCCAGAGTTGATCTAACTGATCTGCGATAGTATTATATCCTTCTTCTCTCCTGAGAATACTATAATCTGGTGTGAAGTCTGGTTTTGCTGTGATCTGACTTCCTTCTGATGCTGTAGAGTCATATTCATAATCAATAGAACCCTTTGTACTATCCCAAGTCTCAGGACCTGCGACCCATTTATAGTTGGAATGTACTTCCATCTTTTTTGATTCATCATCAACAATGTCTAGAACAACTCCGTTTGCCCCAGTATGTGCTGATTCTACTAGTGAAAAATTTGCCATGTTCTTAAGAATAACTGTAAACGATTACACAACCTGCACCACCGTCAGATGAGTTCTCTGCGTTTTGAGAATAGTATCCCCAACCTCCACCAGACCCCCATTGACCTGCTGTTATGTTGTATGTTCCTCCACAACAATGGTGGTTTGAACCTGGTTTATGCCAGAATGATGAACCTCCACCACCTTCTCTGTTGTGGTCATGTGACATTTCTCCGCCACCACCAGGAATATTGATGTCTCCACCAGTAGCAGTTCCACCATGTCCACCTTCATATGGACTATCTGATTGACCACCTGCTCCACCAGTAGCAGTACAATATGAACCGAATGATGATGTACCACCTGTGCTACCTCGTCCACCATTTCTTGCTCTTCTGCCACCACCACCATAAGTATATGATACGCTGTTTACTCCTGATACATCAATCCATCTAATAGAGGTGCCACCACCTCCACCACCACAACCTCTGTAGTAGTTATCATTGATTCTTGCACCACCGCCACCACCAGTTACATATACTAAAACATTACTACAACCACTTGGTTTAGTCCATGTACCACTTCCACTTGATGTGCTATATGAATCATGAGTTCCGTTCTGTGATGTATATACGTTTAGTGCTAACAATCTTCCTTCCATCAAAGTTGGAACCCATTGCGAACCATTATACATGATAGAATGATTTGCACTAGGACTTCCTGTCAACATTGCAGTTATAGTACCTGCGGGTGCTGAGTTTAAGGTTGATGAGTCGCCAGTAAACTGTGTAGTGCCTACGTTTAATGTGCCTACATTAAGTTGTGACATAAAAATACCTGTAGTCCTTACCACAGGTATTTATACAGTTTGACTACAGCAATCCTTTTTCTTGATCTTCCTTTGCTTGTTTCTCTTCTAATGCTTTTTGTTTCTTAAGTTGTCTATTAGTCCAGATACCTACTGCTATGATACTTAAGTATGCAAGTGTATCATCTAACATAACAAGAAAGAATATTGTTGATCCACCAAATCTGATCCACTCTGGAAATGGTTTGATTAATCTACCACCTATCTTACGGAATGTACCTTCAAACTTAAAGTATAATATGATGAGTGCTGTGATAACAAACTCACTATATGGTACAACAAAGTAGCATGATAGGAAGATAAACAAAGGCCAGTAGTGCCTCTCATCAATTTTTTTGACAAGGTTTAAGTATTTTTTAAATAGTTTTTTAAGCATAATTGAAATTAACCACTAAACGATAGTCTGAGTCAGATGTAGTTGTACCTGTGTGCTCAGTATGATTTGGAAATGTCACAAATCTATTGGCAACGGACTCTATTATAGTACCATCTTCAAATTTTGTATATCCATCATTTGTATTCATATACAAAATGGACGTTTTCATGTGATCTTTGATAGGATGATACTCTGAGTCTGTGACATCATGATGAAAACCATGTTCTATAATAGCATTTTGATTAGGCATCAAGTTTGCCTTAATCTTAAAAATTGCCATTGGTTGTATAATTTGTAATACAGGTTGTAATATGTTTACAGTTTCATCTACAGGAGAGTATCTCTCATAAAATAGATGAGTGAATTGAAAATTATTATTTCTATTCTGTTCAGTATCATTTACAATTTTAGATGTGTACCAAGGAAAATTCCATGCCATCAGTTCTGAGTGTATCCTCTCGAACTCTCTGATAGGTAGAAAATTATCTTTTATATCTATCATTTTGATATTACCATTATATGTAATCCATTCCACCAACTTTTATCATCCTCTGCTATCTCTGTCCTGAGTGTCTTTTCAAATACTACTTCTTTATCCTCTTGAAACTTCTTAGCATTGTCCACTACACCATCGAAGTTAGCATCATCTATAATTAAAATGTAATTATCTTTTGCCTGTTCATGCAGGTGTTCTAAGTTTGCAACCATATTATCACCCACTTCACCATCATAAAAGATAACGTCAGGTCTATACTCTTTGTTAGGCAACCATTGTAATACAGGTTTGACACAAAATCCTACTGAAGTATCAAGATTCATCCATTTGTCTGCGTTCTTGACCATTTCATCTATAGGATTCTCTACATCAAATTTGTTTCCTAAATCTTTTTTCTTTGGTTTAACAACTCCATCACTATAATCATCTATAGCATATGCGTTGACAGCACTATTCTTATACAATGCTGCAAATAGTGTACTACCCATGTAGCATCCAACATCAGCATATACTGTACCACGTTCTGAACATAGATTATTTAATAGGTGTCTGACTTTATCAGATGATAATCCTAAAACATCATATCCCTCTGGATTAAATCTAGAATTGTTATCCGTTGCTGCGTCAATAGCTCGGATCACACGATCCACATAAGGATTCATAGTACGTTTCTCCTTCTTCAGTACAGATTCTACCACAGATTCACAATAGTTGCAATCCCAACAATCAAATCTGCAACTTTTAATTTTGTTTCGCCATATATTTATGGGTGCGTCTTTGATCTTCACATCAGTTAGATACCTATCAAATTCTGGATATAATATATCTTTACCTTCATCCCAACGTTCTATCAGGTCTAGTGACTCTACAAGTCTAGTTGCTGACTCTCTACCATGCAACTTAAATACATCTATGACATCTAAGAACTCCTCCCAATCCTCTCTCCAAGGCGGTAGGTTTGCTTCTTTTAATGAAAATGCAGGGTCATACTGATCCCAACGTGAACAAGATACTCTACTAATATCACTATCAAAATACTGAGGGTCACTATCTTTTCTTGTACTATTATAATGATAATGCTCTGGCATAATCGGGCATCCACCCCAACAATGTTCGTTAGCAAGTAACGATAACATTACTGGATTACCTTTCTCTGCACAATATTCTTTTGCTTCCTTGATTCTATCTAAGAGTGGTCTGTCTCTCATCACATCACGATCAAGATTAATATAATAAAAACCTGCACTAGCAAGTGATACTATTTCATTAGGTTTTGATACCTCTCTGAGTATAGTATTCTTAATCTTTAATTCTGGATATGCTTTCTGTATCTGTCCTGTCATTACCCATGATGTATGGGGAATGGTTGCAGTTCTTACACCATTATCATATAAAAATTTAAAGTTGGTGATAAATTCCTCAAGATTTTTTTGATCTGGTTTCACCCATATATTATTAAATGTCGCTGATAATGGTAGTCCTGTCTTATCTCTGATATAAAATGCGTTCTTTACTGCTGCCTGTGCATCACCTGCACCACGAAATACATCACCCATTGCATCTTGCATGAATGGTGGCATCCTCGTAGTAAAATATAAATCGTATATTAAGTGCTTATGTTTGTTTAGAAATGGTATTATCTTACCATCAATATAATCAGGATCAATCTTCGGGTTTATCGGAAGGGAGAATAGATCTTCCTGTGACATTGTTGTGTGCATAATCAGTTAGGACTCCTGTAGTATCAAACATTTGTGGTGTATCATTTTCCATGAGGTGCTCGACCTTTTTCTCTGCTGCTGCCTTGATCTTACCTATGTTGATATTCATAGCAGTAGAATATGTTAGTGCAAGATCGGTCACTGCTGCTTGATCTTCTGGTGACATCATTAACATACTATCAAGATTACCTGCTTGTAATCTACCAGTTGTTAACAAGTCAAGAGCAGATTGTTTTGCCATCCTTGCAATCCAATACTTATGCTCTTCTTTCTCTTCAATTTCTTTGTTTAATACAGTTTTTTTGAGTTCCTCAAAGTCATACTCTTCATCAGGTTTCTTTCCTAACTTCTCTTTGATAATTCTAAGTAAACCATTTATCTCGTCTTTTGATTGACGCATTTTATTATCCCACACCTGTAGGTCAATATAGAGAAGTTCTAACTCATATTCTTTATCCTGTTTATAAAATTTATTCTCCTCTTCTGCCATTTCCGACTTTGTACGTTCAATATCATTTAACGTACGTTTATATTGTATAGTCACTTTCTGAATGGCATTAAGACGAGTCTGTATCTCCATGACCGCCTGTCTCATTTGTCGCCAAGGTGTGACTTGTGAGTTAACTACAAAATATTTGTTTTGATATTCTGTCTGCCCGAAAAATTGTGAGTCTGTCCAATCAATTAAACTCTTATCAAATTCACTTAAGTCCCAATCTTCATTGGCTGTGACTTCCATGTCTGATAATGTCTTTTCAAATGGAATAGAAACCTTGGGTTTCCTATGTCCCTTAGAACTGGATTCCGTACTTAATTCCTGATTTTCTGGAGATGAGTCCTGTTTCTTCATCCTGTGTGCACCTTCCGTAATCTAAACATTGTTCGCTTGTCATTGACTCTCCAAAGTAATCTTCTAAGAAAACTACAACGTCCATCACATTTGAAGATGATTTTAGTTTGGTAATCAATGTTTGTTCTTGAACTGCAAGGTCATAGACTTTAGTTTTCCATGCTTCTTGCTTTTCAATCACTATAGCAGCAAAGTCTGCGGTTGTCAATCCTCTAACTTCTGCTAATCTATGTATCAGTTTTGTCTCAAAGGAATTATCAGCAATATATGCGGTTGCCTCACATAACTGATCTGTCCATGTTTCTCTCTCTAAAAATCCCCATGAATCATATAATGTTGAGTATCTCTCTTCAAATATCTCTTGTATTTTTAATGTTATCACCCCTATCATGAAAGGTTTGACATACTTAGCAGCAAGTGTAGAGTCAACTTGTACCTTTTCTTTTAAAGTTGTACCACTATCATCTACACCATACTCTGATTTCATTGATCTAGTCTCACCCCATAGTCTCATACCATAGGTTGCTGTATCGTAATCAAATCTTATATAATGTACATGAGGTGGTATATATTGGAATTGCTCATCATCTAGTTCATAGTATTCCAAAGCAAGGTTCTCACCAACCTTTGTACCTACGGTTGCGATATGAGGATATTTCTCTTCGTCAAGGACGATTATGTCAGGTTTCGTTGCCATTAGTAATTAGGAATAGTTGTACCATAATTGTACCTTACAGTACCATCTGTTTCAGTACCAGATATTGCACTTGATGATGAGCAGTGTGCTGAACTCATACCAGAGTGACCTGTAGGTGGTGATGATCCACCAAGATTATTATATGAATCGGTTCCATAGTTCACTTTGAAGGTATTATTATTCTGAGAACCATTATAGTTGCCAAGGCAATAACCTTTTCTCATACCCATTTCAAAGTTTTCTTCACCCATTCTACCAAAGTTTAGACCTCTAACCTGTATTCCTGTGGTATCATCACACTTCTGATTACCATTTTGATTGTTATTACCAGTTCCAACATACATGTGTCCGATCATAGTAGGAAGTATTTTCTTCCATCCATCACCACCTGGCCCGTGGTTCCATGATGTCCAAGATTCGTTTGCCCATCTGAATCCTGCTCTTGAACCTGATCTCTTCCACCATCCCATGAGTCTACCATGTCCTCCCCATGTTGGGTCAGCACCACCATCATTCTGGTTTGGTGGGAATCCAGAAGTTCTCATGACCTCTGTTGTAAGATTGAATACGTCAGTTCTTGCATTACCACCACCATGTAAGTAAGAATATCCTCCTGCAAATACATGATCTTGGAATGAACCCATAGAACCTCTGTTCACTGTCATATCCCATGAGTTTTGATGAGTTATTCCTGATTCATTTGGCATACTAAAACCAGAGGTATATGTTGATGATCCTCTGTATGTGTTTTCCATTGAGTGATAGAAATGTCTCCTATCATTCCATGATCCAGACATATATGCACCTGATCTGTCTAGTGTATCTCCTAAGTTTGTTGATGTATCAGTAGCATGAACTGTTCTATTAACGTTTCTCCAAGGTGAACCTGATCTATATCCTCCTCCTACATATCCATGTGTGAAAATTCTTGCCATTGACCAATCGGTATCTGTACCATCTAGTGACCAATATGTTGATGTACCATCAGATTTAAGTGAAGCATTGACTGAATAATCATCACTATATCTACTTGTGCTTTGTGCGGGTATTCCACCTGCACCTGCTATAGGTCCCCACTCTACTGCGTTTGTTGATTCATTGAGTGCGTACCCCTCGAAGGTTCGATCAGTACTATTGTAGCGGAACATCCCTTCTACTGGGGAACCTGGTCTTTGGTTAGTTGTACCTTTTGGCACTATCATACTATCAGTCGTTGCCATATCGACTGATACTCTAGGAGAAGATGTGCCAATACCTACTCTATTATTTGCTGAGTCGATATAAAATGTACCAGAGTCAAAATTAAAATTACCATTAGATGCTAACTGAAATTCGGCAGTAGAACCACCTCCACTCAAAGATACAATTTTATCAACGTTTAATTGTGACATTTCAGTAATTTACTCCTTCGTATTATTTATCAGATAGCGAATGTATCTTTGTAGTAATCATAAATTGTTATCTGTTCTGCTGTAGTGATATGCCTACCATAGCACATAAAGACAGGGAATGAACCACAATTCTGTGATGAACTATGAGGATTTCTATTACCACTACCCCATGCACCTATGTGATGGAATCCTCTATTGAATCTACTATTACTACCATTGATAGTAGCTCTTGGGGTTGTCTCATTATTAAAATAACATTGGTAATTAGGAGAGTATTGTCCAGACTCATATGAAGATAATCTCCATGTGTACATATTAAATTTGGTATCCCAGTTATTGAACTGGTCAATATCATATCCAGTATCTTGGAAACCTGCACCGTTATTATCATACATACCAAGATTTCTTGTACCAGATTGTACAATAATATGGTGATCTGCATTTCTTGATCTCAATGGTGTTCTCCATTGATCGTTAGAGTTTCTCCATTTTAAAAAGAATATAACAGTCAGATGAGGATAGTAAGGTGAATCTGTGTAATTACCCTGAGAAACTAATTTAGCACAACCAGAACCATTGACAGAAAAATCCATATATTTAACTATCTGTCCATTGATAGACTCTTGAGCATATCTATCTGTAGGTATAGCAGTATGAAAATTATTTCCACTTATATCATACCAGTAGTTTGCATCTTGATCTGATGCATTTGGCATTAATGATCTTGGATTATTTGCATCCAACCACATTACTAGGTTTTTTCTAACTATATCAGCACTACTCGCAGCACCTGCACCTGATGCAGATGCCATCAAGTTAATCCAGTCAGTACCATTATATCCTTCTACAGTTTCTAGTGTACTATTATATCGTATCATACCTGCTTCTGGAATTGCAGGTCTTTGTGCTGTAGTTCCTACTGGTAATACTAAACCAGAATCTACGTCAGCAGTATATGAACCACTTATCAATAAATTGGCAGTGGAAGGCATCTGAACCTCAAAGTTATGATCCGAATTACCTATTAATCTGTTTACTCTAATTGTGCTCATCTTACAAAGAAATAACCTGGATGACCTTGACCACCTGCAGGACCTGAACCATAGATACCTGCTGAGGGAGAACCAGTATAACCCCACAGAACTCTATTATTACCATAACGAGATGTTTGATAGTTTGATGGGTTTGAGTGGTAATCAAATAGCTTATAAT